TTTCAATAGGAAAGTGAGAACGGCTCCAATAATCCCTCCAACAATTAAACGCAAAATCCAAGTTGTATTGGCGCTGATTTTATCTAATTGTTTATTGATATTAATAATGTCTTTTTCGTTACCTGTCGTTCGAATTTCTAGACTTTTCATTTCTAAACGAATGTCCTTGATATCTTGCTTTATTTCTTGAACATCGTTCCTCACATCTTGTAACCCTTCCACTTTGATCACCCCTTTTTAGGCAATAAAAAAAGACCAGCTTATAACTGCTGCTCTGGTTTCTCGTTTATTAATTTTTGAACTAAATCAGTTAATGTGGACACGTTAATTGTAAGTATATTGACCTGCTCTTTTAATTGTATATTTTCTTCTTTAACTACATTTAACTCTTCGGTATTCTTTTTAACCTGTTCTGTTAAATGGATAAATTCACGATACTGTTGTTGAAAAGCTGCAATGAAAATAGAGACGGTATTATATAGATTAATGGCCCGTTTCTCTTTATCTGTAAATATATCTTCAGTATCGTCTGCAATCATGCCGAAATAGGTTTCGATATCTCTCGTTGTATATGGTTCTGTTTGTTCTTCCGGCTTGTTCACACGCATTTGATACAGATCATACATATCATCTTTAAAGTTGTATTGTTTAATAACTAAATTCATGATTTTATCAAGAGCTGAGAAAGGGATATCTTTTATATTTTCTTTCATATTTCTAGCTGACGTAGGGTTAAATGCTTTCGCCCACATTTGACCAGTAGCGCTAATATTCTCTTGCGCTCGTAATGTTCTTAATTCTATATCTTTCCATCCCTTACCCATCATATCTTTAATCTGCAAGCCATTGTTATAACCTTGCACAATGCTTGATCTTATCATTGCATTACCTATGATTAAATCATGATCATTGGCGCCGTTTACGAAATGTATTTCATAGTCACTACCTTTTCTTCTGAAAGTAAACTGCCCCCAGTTATTTGTAAAAGAATGTGGTTCAGTTGTAGTTACAAAGAAGTGACCATATCCTGGAGCCCATCCTTCAGATTCAAAAATAATATCATTCAAGTTTTTAAAACGAAATTGTCCATCTGAATATACGCTCAGATGTCCCCCGTCATTCTGCATTTGAATATAATTTGACCAAATATTAGTTCCTTCTGCATTTTCTCCTTTAGAAACCCCAAATTTTGCATATGCTTTAGAAGGTTGATCGACTCCATTAATTCGCGGCATGACTTGATAAATATAAAACGATCCTGTACCCCTGTATTTAATATTGTCAGAACCCAGTACGAGTGAAGGTTGAATACTTCCATCATTTGTTTCCATAAATCCTATATAGCCACGTGGCTTATCTGCATCGAAAATCTTCATGTCTTGTTTATTTATTTCAACAAATCTGTTTCCGCTTGTTTTAAGTGTTACTCCTTCTAAAACTTGTCCTTTAATATGGCTCGCTGTAATAAAACCTTTTAAGTTAATTCTGTTCGCATTCAAAGTAATGTTTTCTTTACTCATATTAAATGCTGCGATTACATCATTTTCTTTTACAGATATGCTAACACCCTTTTCAGTTAACTGAAGACGGGTTTCCATATCTCTTACATAAGAATCTTTTGCAAATTGTCCATTTGCTTGCTCTATTGTATATACTTCTGTCTTTTTCGCTGCTGCATTGATCCCCTGTTCATTGATAGTGAAACGGTTATCGATTAAAGTCATCTTCTGGTTAAATTGTTCAGTTGCAAGCTTATTAGCTAATTCATCTAATAAATCTTGTTTATTTTGATTAACTGTCTGCTTCAACTCTGGAATCTTAAACCCCGCAACATAATCCTCTACTTGTTTAAGCTCAACTTTACCTTCAAGTGCTTTCGCAGTATTTTCCCATCCAGCTTTCGCCTCTTGTAATTGTCTTCCTTGTTCTGTTTGCGTATTTTGTATTAAAGAGACATTTTGTTTAATGGTAGTTGCATCTTTTTCTACAGTAGCAACACGCTTATCAAATCCACTTTGATTGTTTTCTACTTTTGTAATTGTTTCTTTAATTCCATCCACGCTTTTTGCAATTTCAATTGTTTTCTGAGTGAACTCATCCGTTGTTACCTGTTCTTCAGGCGGTGCTGTCCAATCTTGCGGCTTATTCCCTTTATACAAGGCAACCCATTCCACAACAGATTTCGTAGTGCTACTCGGATAGTTATATAAGCTTAACTTTCGTTCATTTCCACTTGTAGCTGCAACTGCTTTGAAGGTTACATAAGTTATTCCATTCGCGTAAACACTTGTTGCATATCCAACATTGCTAGACCCACCATTCTGCCAAATTCCAAATTTCTGCCCTTGTGGGACACTCCCTTTAATTACAAAGGTATATTCCTCACCCGCAAAGAAATTTTCAGTTAGAGAATATTGATTAATTAGATAGTCTGTTTTTTCATATTTAACATTCGATTTTAATAAAAGGTTACGTCCACCAGCTTTATCACTATTAACCTTTGTTTCTATACTCGTCAACTTCTCACTGATTTTCCCAGCTTTTTCTTCGATTTCAGTAGTTGTTTTCTTAAGCTCACTTGTTGTTTGCTGTACATCAGAAATAGTCTTCTTTGTACCTTCTACAGTAGATTCAACTGTATTTAATTTATTGCTAATGTCAGTATCTTTTTTCGTTAACGATTCAATAGAAGTTTTAAATCCATTAGAATCCTGTTCAAACTGAGTTACTTTCTTATCGATTTCACCTTGTTTATTTTCGATATTAGAAATTGTACGACTGACACCTTGTAAACCTTCCTGTACTTTATTGAATTGTCCTGTAGCTTGATTCTGTGCTTCTTGTACCTTTTGGTTTAATTCTGTTTTTGTGGCCTCAATATCTTTATTAACCTGCTCAAGTGTTGCTTTCTTAACTGATTCAACATCTGGTACAACCGATTCCCAAGCTGTACCTGTCCATATTTTTAAAATGCCGGGCTTTCCGTTACTAATATCACGCCAAAGCGTTTTATTAGGTTTAAGACCTGTTGTCGGTGGATTCTTAGCTTCTATAATTTCAACAGTATTATTTTTAATATTCTCTTGTACCTTTTCGGCAAGTGTTTTCGCTGCTTCTGATTCTTTCTTAGCGTTACTTGCTGTTTCATTGGCTTCTTTCACTAATTTATCTAGCTGATCCAACATTTCTTGTTTCTCACCGAATTTACTAAGGATTCGATTGTAAATCTTTCGTAGTTCCTCGTTTGGGTCTACTATCTCTCGATAATCCCCAAATTCGTATTTATCTTGTGCAGGATCAGTGAATGATTCGTCACCAGCAATAACACGAGCTTCAAGATATAGCTTAGGTATGAAGCCTGTATCTTTGATTCGGATTGTATCGCCTTCATTGATTAGTTCATGTGCTAGTCCGAAAATGCGACCAATAGATTGTGCCTCTACTTCATACGAAACTGAAGAATTAATACGTTTTTTCAGTTCTATTTCCATTAATGTCATTAAACGTTGCGGAGTCATATTTAACTCTTCTGTTTCTGGCGTATAAAAACCAAACTTATGCTTACCACGTTCGTTCCATCGTTGAAATGCATCATTATCAACAATATACGGAAGTCCCCTGTTAATACCTTCAATGGTAATTACATTATCGCCTTCACCTTTTACAAATCCGACTAGTGCTGTACAAATATCTCTTGAATGTTCAATACGTGTAACACCTATCAAATCTTTCCCCAACTCTATTTCTTTACCAGTATCTCGGCCACGCCTTTGAATCATATCAACATACCATCCAACTATTTGTGACCCTTGAACCTCAACGCGATATTGAATTTCTAATTTGAATAAAGAAGCTATTTTCTTTAAAAAAGTTAACGGATCCATAAATTCATCAATGGTCATAGTGTGAAAACCTGCATAATCTGTTTTTCCACGTTTCCATTTCATGCCTACAAGAGCCATATCAATGAATTCGTTTACTGTTTTACCTTCTATCCTTTGTGGTTTTATAATGCCTGATTTAGCAATTTGAACCCAAGCTCCTGAAGCATATGTGGTAATGGATCGTTTGTCTGAATTCTTCTCTGTTTCCGTAATGACATATGGTACAACTCTTCCATCGCGAACTTCTTTTAGAACAAGATTTTGTTGTTGTAGTGTAGCGGAATGAGTAGTTCCATCAAAAACAGTGAAATCCAGCATATCAACATTGTTTTTTAGTTCCCAACGCCTATTATCATCCCAATAGTCATTTGGCTGGATAGCTGCAACGATTTGATCTGTTTTGAAATCCACAACATGCAAAATTCCGCTTGGTGTTCTCATCTGTATCTCTCCCTATAACTAACAGTTGCTTTAACATCTGGTGGCATTATATCGATACGATTCTCACCACGTATTACAGTTGGAAAATTACTAAAAATGTCTTTTAAATTAATCGCATTTTTACCGTTAATGGTTACAAGACTTTTTTCTGTATCAATTATAATCTTGTCTCCCGTATCAAAAATGTAAGGTGGATTATTTTGAGTATTTAAATTCACTTTCCAGAATTTCAAATCTGAAACGGTCATTGCTTCTACTGGCGGTACATCTTGCCATTGCATAATACTAATCTGGATTTGTGCTGCTTTTTCCATATGATAGTTATTTTCATCCGTCCACCTTGCAAATCGTTCTGAATCATCCTTTTCTGTCCCCGGAAGGAATTTCGAGATATAAGCCTCCCACACATTTCCCGTTCTAGCTATCCACAATCTTCCGTAATATTGATTCCATGTATTCGGATAATCACCACTCTCATAAATCAAACCTATTTTTCCCGGCTTATTATCATATCCAATTACCATTGTTCCAAAATTTTGTTCGGCTTGCCAAAACACATCAGACATAGCGATTTTTGAAAGCACCTTGCTATTTTCATCCAATATCGCTATCTCCACCCTTCCCATTTCATTGATTCTTTTACTCTTACATGTAACGTAAGCTTGCATAATAAAATCTTGTACTGGGCCACCGGGGATATTTTTTTTAACAGCTGCACCATGCCACCCTTTCCCTGCACTAGTGCCAAAATCAGAACAATAAAATTGATATTTATCTGATTTCATTTCGCCAATCGGTTCGCCATCTTCCATCGAACTAACTTTACTCCAACCTACAGTGGTAGCCATTTCATCCCATATAAGCCTTTGATTTCTTTCAACAGGTAGTTGCTCTGTTTTCAACGGATAACCGATTCTAAAATAATCACGATTATACGGATACTCACCGAACCATACATCTAAAAATGTACTCGGTTTCTTGGCCTCGATCTCAATAATTGGAGGCGCTTCTACATTACCTTGATTGACGAAAGAAGTAGTGATTTCAGTGGACCAGTTTTGAGTAAACGTATGAGTATTTTGTTTACCTAATTTATACGGCATTGGACAAACAAAAGTAATAACACCTCTACCTCTATTGACTATTTCGTCCAAATCGACAGAACCATCAATTAATGCTAAATAAGTCCTGTCTAACTCATCATCAAAAATAAGTTCAGCTGGTTGCTCTGTATATAGCCAATCTGCTAAATCTTCTTTTATCTTTTGTAAATCAGCCATATCTTTTTTTGCTTTAATGACAAGAGGAACATCAATACGACGTTCCTCCGTTTCTGTATTAATAAAAAGAGCCCCTGCACGATGAGGGACTCTTACTAATTTTCTTTTAACTGGAGCCCATGAAGGACGTTTTCTTCCAACCAGCATTTGAATATAATCTTTTCTAATATTATTAAAAGTAAAACTAAGTTTCCCCAACGTGCTCACCACCCTTAAAATTCCGCTCTTCTTTTTTGTTCACGATCTTGAAGTTTTGTAGTGTAGGTGTAACTTCCATTTGCAAGCTCTTTTCCATCTAAAACATTTGTCATATTTACAGTTAATTTCAGTTCTTGCTCTCTACCCGCTCTATCTGGGAATATAGTTTTTGCCATAGATGGGTTGTTATAAGCTAATTGTGGTTGCGTGTATCCGCTAAAATTGCCAAACGTATTTTGTGGGATACTATATTGATTTGTTTGGAATCCAAAATCAAAAATAGATGGCATATTCCCCATCTGCTTCTTAACGGTTCCGACTACATTTTTCGCTGCATCAACAACAAACCGTTTTCCTTTATCCATACCAACCCCAACACCTTCTGGAACTGCGCTACCGACTGGAATCATCACTTTAGACGGACTGTTAATTTCTAGTGCTCCAGAAATAGTCTTTTTAATCTCTCCAGCAATGCTTTTCGCCTTACTATATAAACCACCTGTCGCATCATCCAACCCTCTTTCAAGACCTTCTATAATGGATTTACCAATGGAACGTAGATTTATAGTACTGAAGAATTTTTCAACTGTATTCCACTTTTCTTCAATATCGCTCTTTATCTCCCGCATTTTATCACTAACAGCTTTTTTCTGCTCTTCAAATTTTCTTGAAACTGTATTTTTTATTTCTTCTACCTTGCTACTTGCAGAGTTTTTCATATCTTCATATTTGTTAGTAACATCTGACCACATTTCTTTCATTTTTCGAATAACATCATCTTTCATAACTTGATATTTCGATTTCACTTGGCCAGTTTCCCAGTCTACCTGATTTGCATGTTCACCAGCTTGTGCTTTTGCTTCACTAACAATTTCTTTATGTTTGTCTCGCGCTGTAGAAACTGTACTATCATACTGACGTTTTGCCTCAGCAATGATTGCGTTCGCTTCATCAGCATTAATTGTTTTATTTTCATCACGCTGACGAATCGCTTCAGCAATTTTTTCATCACGTGTTTTTTTCGCATCTTCAATAACTTTATCCCTTGCTTTAGCGCTATTCTCTACGACTTCCGCTGCCTGTCTAGCTGAAATTTCACTAGCCTGCACACGCATATTTTCAAGAATAACCTTTTGTTCCATTTGATTTTTAGACATGTGCTCAACAGCAACTCTGTCCATTTCATCTTGTAATGCTTGTAACGAGATGCGTTCGGATGTTGTTAATTCTCTATTTTCCCTAGCGGCTGTTTGTAGAATTTCTTTAATTTTATTTTCTTTTTCTTGTGTTTTTAGCTTTTCTTGTTCATAGTGCTGATTTAACTGTTCAATTCGTTTGTTCTCTTCTTCAGCCGTTAATACATATGAATCAGCAAAGAACTTTTTAAGTCCTTCTATTTCTTTTTGCTGCCTTGCATTGGTTTTTTCAATTATTGTATTAGCCAATTTATCATATTGACCAATCAACTTCTGTGACTGTTCTTCAGTTATTACCTCATGATTCAATCTAATTTCAGTTAACTTTTGTCTAATACCATCAGATAACTTGAAATACTCGCCAAGAACTTTCTTAGTCGATGCGCTTACTTTCCCTTCTGTATTCGTAGCAAAGCGATCAACTGAAGCAATACTATCTTCAGTTGCTTTTTGATACGCCTTATATGCGACAACTCCAGTTCCAATAAGAGCGGCTGCTATTAAACCAACAGGCCCAAGAAGCACTCCTAATGCGCTTCCTAACATACCTACCGCAGCACCAGCAAGACCTGCAGCACCACCAGCAATTCCTAATGATGTTGCTAACGCTCCAATACCTGACATAACCATCCCAACTGCAGCTAAAACTACACCGATTGCAGCAGCAACAGCTGTTAAAGCAAGGACAATACCACCTGTAATTGCTATTGCCTTTTGTACAGGCGCAGGTAAAGAGTTGAATCCATCGACAAGTTTTTGCAAACCAGCAACAAAAGCACTAACTACAGGAGCAAGTGCATCACCAATTGTCTTTTTCATTGTAGAAAATGCTGAATCTAATAAAACAATTCTTCCTTGGAGAGTATCAATCTTTGTTTTTGCAACATCAGCAGCCGTAACTTTAGACATTGCATCCCACATCTCATTGACCCCATTTGCTCCTTCTTTAAAAAGAATAGTCGCACCACGTACGGCATCCGAACCGAATAACGTTTCTAAAGCCATACTTCGTTGCTGATCTGTTAAACCTTTCATCGATTCATGAAGTGTCCCTGAAATATTTTCTAAACTTTGAATATGCCCCTGTTGATCATAAAATTTTGATGATAAGAAAGCTGAACTCGTGGCTAATTCACGAAATGTCGTATCACACTTGTCATTCCACTTTTTCGCACCTTCTATTTTCATTACATATCCTTCTAGAGCTTGTTCAATATCGCCAACGCTCCTTGACGCTGGTTGTATACCATTTTTAACAAGAAAATCATATCCAGCTTGCGCGTTGTATGTTATAAGACCTAAATCTCTCATTTTGTTATATGCTTCTTTTGTTGTTGGATTTAAACGCATAAGCATGGTTTTTAATGAAGTACCTGCATCAGAACCTTTTACATTTGTTATATATGAGCTCTTTATCTCATATTCTCCAATTTTCACTGGAGTATCGGACTATATCATCATCCTCGTCTTCCACGTTAGGACGGAACGCGCTCGTGGAGGTTTCAACGGTTCTCGCTTACTCCCTCTAGTCTCTACACCTTCTGAATATTCCTATCCAGCTTGGCTCGGTATTAGCATAGTTTTCACCGTAGCTTTCACCGAATTCACGTTCTTTACGCTGCGAATTTCTTCACAACGGGGCTATTTATTAACCCATTCTGAGCAAATACTGCTAAAGTCGTAGCTGTATCTTTAAACGTCATTCCAGCCCCTGCCGCTACTGCTGAAGAAGCAGCAAGACCATATTTTAATTCGCGTACATCTGTTGCTGATGCGTTGGCTGCACCTGACAATATGTTAGCTGCATCTGCTACCGAAAGATGATCTGCTTTAAACGCATTTAAGGCCGTTGATGCGATTTCTGCCGCTTCACCTAAATCTAGTTCTCCAGCAGTTGCCAAGTTTAGAGCGCCTGATAGACCTCCGTTAATAATATCTGTTAAACTGACACCAGCCTTTATTAATTCCTCAATACCTTTTCCCGCTTCTACAGAAGAATATTTTGTTGTTTCCCCCATGTTGACAGCTAATTCACTTAATTTTTTCATTTCTTCTCCAGTAGAACCAGATACAGCTTTAACATTGGCCATTTGCTGTTCAAAATTCATAGATTCTGTAATTGCGGACTTTAAACCACGCCCTATTGCATACGTCATTCCACCAAAGACAATACCTATTTGACTTCCTGCGTTTTGCAAATGATTCCCTAGTGTTTCCATACGATTTCCAAAATTCAGTAGTCGATTCCCTTGTTGCTCGAGTTCATGATTTGACTGTCGTAATCCTTGTTCAAATCGATTTAATTCAGCGGTTGCCCTATGAATTTGTTCTGCATAACGTTGCGCTGACTGACTTGCTTCCCCTTCTTCAGTTTTAGCTCGATTATAAGCTGACTGAAGTTCCCTAATTTTCTCCTTTTGTTTATCTACCATACGAGATAGAACATCAATTTTTGCTCGCGTCTGTTCAGTAGCATTGGTATATCCATGCATTCCAGTTGTAACCGCTTGGAATTCAGCTTGTAAAGATTTCAATGAATTATTTAATTTATCCATTGCTGTTTGTTGAGCCTGACGATTCACTTGTTTGAGTTCATTCTCAAATCTATTTAAATCCGCAACGGCTTTATTGACTTGTGCAGCGTACCGCTGAGTAGCAGCATCATTTTCTCCTAATTTAGCTTTATTTTGATCATAAGCTTGGCGTAATGCCTTAACTTTTTCTTTCTGAGCTTCAATTAGTCGAGTGAGCGTATTCAATTTCGCTTGTGTTTGCTGACTAGCATTAGCAAAACCGCCCATTCCTGTACTTACGGATTTCAACTCGTTCTGCAGCGTCCTGACTGCACGACCTGAATTCGAGATACCTTGTCGAAAGTTTACGTTATCAAGGGAAAGTCTAACGACCAGATTATTTATTTCGTTCGCCATAGTCTCACCTCCCTCGTTAAATAATGTTTTCTGCTGGTACTTCTATTTCATTTGAATTGGAGTCTTGGTGATTTTCATTTCCGTTTTCACGCATTTTCCGATTAAGCCTCAAATAATGCCATATATCCATCTCGTTATCAATGTGATGGTGTTTGTACCCTTGTTGCAATAAAGAGAGGTAGAGTTCGTCCATAAACTCGCTGAACGTCAACCCTCCTCCCTCTATACGTTTGGGTTTTCTGCTCCATCAGTTACAGGATTCGCACCCGCTGCCTCTACGGTTTCGTTAACCAGAGCATTAATTACATTTGTTGTCGTTAATAAAAATTTCCGAGCGTCTACACCATCCCAATACTGATCCACTGTAAACTGTTCACCGTAAACTTGTACTACATATTGAACCATCTTATCTAAATCTGCCGCTTCAGGATTATTTGGGATATCTGCTAGTTCAGGAGCTTGGCGAATTAAACGAGCTGGAATGAATGCTGGTAAGTTAAAAGTTTTTTCTTCGTTATTGATTCGTAAAGTTAATTTCATAATTTATTCCTCCTTAAATAATTAAAAGAGAGAGCTTTTGCTCCCTCTTACTTTCCTGTTGGTGGTTGTGTTACAGGCTTCTCGTATACCTTTTTAAACCAATTGTCTCCGATAGCTTTTGTGAATGTAGGTTCGTCAGCATCAGCTGTAAATTTAGGTCTATCATCAAAGTCACGTTCAATGAATGAGCCTTTAAGTTTTGTAGTTTGGAAGTTTGGTTTATCCTTCTTAGTTTCAGCTTCTTCTTCCTCTTGCGAAAGTTTCCCTTTGAGTAACCAAACATAACGGTATTTACCATTGGCCTTTAAAAAGCGCCATCCAATTGCTAAATATGGCTTTTCTCCCTCTCGTTTTTCATCTAATACGCCATCTGTAACTTCTGGATACCCTTCAATATCTGCTTTCGCTGATAAGGAAAGTCCACGAACTTCAATTTCAACTTCCACTTCTCCGTCAGATTCAGCAATCTCTGATTTTTTATTATCACTCCACATAATTTCTGAAGCTACTTTTTTAGAAGTTTTAACCTTTACTGCCCCTTCTAACTTCTTTACATCTGCATATGAAACACCTGATGCATCATCTTTTAATAGTTTTGCATAAACAAGACTATCTACACCGACAGTCGAACTAATTGTAATAATTTCTCCAGCCATTTATAACTCCACTCCTTTCGCGAATCGCATCGCGTAATGAAAGATTTCTGTATCATCTTCGTATAAATCGGCAACCGCATATCGTGAGAAACCAATTTTTTTCATAATTTCATTCACTTTTTGATGGATTGCCGTTGTACTGCTCTTCGCCCAAACATCAATTTGAAACAAGATTTCACTTTCAATTTCTTGATTATCTGCAAATCCATCTGGCCTATTATCTAATTCAAAATACGTAATTCGCGGAAACTCTTCTGCTTTTTTTGCTTTACGGTAATAAATTCGTTTTCCACCCAACAATGAAACAAGCTCTTGATCATTCTCAAGAGCTTGTAAAATATCAGGCCTTAAATTTATCACAGATTCAACCTCATTTCGTTCTTTAAAATATCTGTCATAGCACGTACAGCTTCCGCTTTTGAGGCATTAAAACCAGGCTCTATAAATGGATGTGCTGGCATTTTGGATGTACCCCATTCATGGAACTTCAAATAGAACCACGGGGAACGATCCGCTTTATTAAGACCAATTTTTACTGTTTTTATTCCACCTTCAAGTTTAGCTTTTGTTACCTTTATCTGATCCGCACCATGCTGTCCTGTACGCCACGGTTCACTTTTAGATCGTTTTTTGGGGCTTGTGCTTCTTGGAGCTCGTTCTGCAATGGCTTTACGAATAGGTTCACCGCCAGCTGCAAGAGCTTTATCTTCAATTTTCTCTCCTCGTAACCCCATTTGATCTAATTCAGTAACTAAACGATCAAATCCTAATAAATCTAAATCTATACCATCAGCCATTCATTTCACCACGTTTCCACATGATTAATAAAGTATGTTCTTGAGTTGGGATAACGGAAACAATATCATAAATCACGTTTTTGTACTTAATTTTCATATCTGCACTTACATCATCCCGATTTCTGATTTCTGTTTCCCCTTGAACCTCACTATTAGCAGCCGCTGCTTCAAAATATTTCCTTCCCTTTAAATAAACGAATGAGCCCCATACGGTAAAAGCATCTTTATAGCCATCTATTGGATCACCGTCAGGCCCTTTTGTATTTTCATCTTTTACTTGAAATGTAAGCCTTTTATCTAATTTTGCAGGATTCATTTTCTTTCCTCCTGAGGCGCTGGAGCATATTGGAGCTGTAATATCATACTCTGAACAATAGTCCTGATTTTTTCACTGGCTTTTTCACCTACAAGTAGTCGGTTTTCATACCAATCAGCCACCAGAAATAAACAAAGCAACTTAGCATCTTCATTTGTTTGAGTAAATGTTTTGCCAGTTGCTTTGTAAATATATAATTCAGCCGCTTTAATTAGCATAGTGATAGTTTGGTCATCGTCCCCGTCCACTCGAATCCATTCTTTAGCTTCTTCTAAGGTAACAAGCATTCAAATGCCTCCTTAGCTTACCCTTGAGGCTGTTCTGGCGTTGTACTTAAATCGATTTCTCCATATACAGCCGCTTCGTTATCCCATAGTTTAACATCATCACGTTGAATCGCTCTTAAATCTAATGTATTACGAGTAAAAGCCTTTCCTCCTACATCTGTAGAAGCAAGTTCCATATCTTCTCTTTTAAATAATACAATTGCCTCTTTTAAGTCACCGATGATAAGTGGCGCTTTTTTAGTTTTTGTTTTTAAGAAACGATTGGAAATAACCACAACTGGGTTGCTGCCATTAAATAACTTTCTGTTTGGTTGAGTTGGATCAGGTTGCAAAATATATTTTCCGTCCTTATCTTTTAACTTATCTAAGTAGTTAAAACCATCTTGATTCGTAAGTAAAATAGCATTTGGAGAGATTGCTGGGTCTAATTTAACATTCAGTACATCTTTAATGTCATCCAGAGATTTAATTGCCTGTTTTGCTAATTTTTCAATCACACCCAAAATTAATACATTTCGTGTAACTTTAGATTTTTTACCTAACCAGTTAGTTACATACTTTAGGATATTTTGATCACTATCTTTAAGTAATGAACGAGATAACGGTAGAATACCTGCTCTATCTTTCGTTGCATACTCTACATTTGAGAATTTCGGGTTATCCGTTTCTGGAATTTCACCCATTTCAGTGATTTCAACAAATGGTACCATGTCTGAATTTTTCTCTAACACCCTTGAACCTGAACGTGTACGCACTGGCTCAACTGTTACATATTGCTCAAGTGCATCAAATGAACGAGATAATTCATTGATTTTCGTTTGAATATCTTGAGGAATGACAAGGCCTCCATCTTCCCCAGTTAATCCAGACATTGCCCGTTTTTCTAAATCATTTTCAAGAAATTCACGCTCTTCAGCGCTTAACGATTTATTGCGTAAAGCTTTCATAAATACATCACGGTATTCCATTTCACCATCTACATTACGTGTTTCAACTTCTCGGCCATTATTTCGCTCTTCCCTTTCTGATTCATCTAATGAGCGTTGTAAATCAACTTTTTTCTGAAGTGATCGCACTTCTTCCATCATTTGTTCTGCTTCTGCCACTTTATCTTCTCCCATAAGAGAGCGTACTTCTTCCTTTTTCCCTTCTAACTTGGCTAATAATTCACGTAATTCTTTTGACATTCAAATCACTCCTTAAATTTATCAATAAAAAAAGAGCCTTATATAAGCTCTAGTTCGATTTCTAGTTTTCTTTTCCTAAACTCATCCGCTACTCGCTTTTCTCCAGCTTTAAAATCATCCAATGAACGTACACTTACTTCATTCGTTGGATATGCAGGAAATGCAACCGGTGATATTTCATATAGTTCGGCATTCAAAATCGAACGCTTATAAACCTTTCCATTTTCACGTTCTTCCGATGACCATTTGTCTTTTGTAACCTTCATCCCAAAAGAAACTCCATCAACATCTCCACGCTTAATTAATTCCCATGCGTCATTCCCGACAGTTGTATTAGGAATATCTAATTCAAATCGTAATTCTTTCTTGTCATTTTCAATTCGTAAAGTTTTACTTTTAGTATTTCCTAATACTTGAGATGTGTCGTGAGACCATAAACCTACAACATCACGAACTTTTAAACTTTCATCAAAAGCCCCTTCAGCAATCTCTTCTACGAAAGTATCACCCCACCAATCACGCATTTCAGCACTTTCATTGTTATATTTTATCGACCCGGAAATTGTTCGTTTTCCTTCGTCCTCATTAACTTCACGGACTTCAATAGTCATTGGTAGTGCTCTAATTTCCTTCATTTCCTTCATTTCCTTCTTTGCTGACTTCTCCACTAGTATCACCTCCCTTCAAATATGCCTGTCCAGCCATATCAATCGGCAGCATATTCCCATTAACAAGTAAGCGATCTCCACCAACTTCTGGTGGTAAATCTTCTTTACTTCTAGCCTCGTTAGGTTTGAGGAAACCACCTTGAATACCTGTCCTATAAGCTTCATATCTCGTTTTAATATCTGCTCGCAAAATAGCGTCTACATTAAATTTTGAATAAAACCCTTTTTCTAGTTCACTGTCCAAAAATAGTTTATACGTCATTTCTTGCTCATACATTGTTAAAGTAGCTTGTAATGTATCGGTATAAAATTGTTGTTGCTGCTGCTCGATGTTATTTAAAGTCGCTTTGCTCAAATCATTTAATTGATGCATCTTTATGCCAAATGCAGTTGCAATTTGTCTAATAGTAAGCTCTGTATTTTCAAGGAATTGAGCATCTGACATATTTAATGATATAGGCTGAAATTGATATCCTACTGGCATCAATGCAATACGATGACTATTTTGAAGACCGCTAGACATTGACTCGAAATTTTCCCGGAAAATCTTTTTCGCATCATCATTTAAATCCCCGACATATTGAACTAATCCCTTTACCTGTAATCCTTGTTTGTAAAAGTTATTTATGAATTTATCAGCTGAAGCTGAATTTTCTAATGTTGATTTTAAATACTCCATCGTAGGAACACCAACAAGACCATCAAGAGTTATTCCATTTTTAAAGTGCAGTATCTCTTCAGGCTTTAGTACTCTTTGTTGTCCATTCGTATTTACCACATACCACATTTTAGTTTTGGAATTTAATAAACCGACGTCATCAATGTACACTGTTACTTTAGAGGCATCTATCGGCCACAACGCTTGCACTTTCCCTTTTCTATCGAATTCTATATTAGCGTAGCTATTTCCATATAAATTTTTTTGACCTTCTAATGCCCCAAAAAAGTTCATGCTGGACATATACGGATTAGGTCTTAGTCTCAATAAATTGTTGAGATAATGCTTAGTCCCACGCTGGATTCCATATTCATCTTCCTGATAAATTTTCAATGGTAACTTTGATACAGATTCAGATAATATTTTGATACAAGCAAAGACTGTAGCGACTTTTAAGGCATTTTTCCCCTTAACACTAATATGACTTGGAGAAATTCCTAGCCATTCTAATAATTTTTCATCGTCCTTATTTAACTCAACTACCTGTGATGTTTGACGTTTTTCAAAATTAAAGAACTTTTTAACTGAATCCACTATTTTCACATGTTCACCCCCTCCCTAGTTCCATAACTTGCCTAGAAAATCTTTATTCGCAAATTCAGATACATCAAACCTGACACTCGCTCCATACATAGCTCTAGCAAACGCATTTAATACCGCTGCAGCTGGATCAATACGATTTTTACTTATTTTTTTCGAAATCATAATATTTTCCTGATCATCCATTTTAACAACAGCATTATTAAGCGCCCAAAAAAGGACTGGATCTCCATTATGTTTAACTTTCTTTTCATATACTTTTTCTCGAAAAGTTTTAGTTGGAATGGATAAATTAGCTATCCTTTGAGGAATTTCAACGCAAACAAACCCTTTATTCTCTAAATTTTGCGCTAGATGCAATGCATTCCATTTATCATAATCAAACTCTTGAATTTCTTTGTCTTTAGAAAAGTTTTCTATCCAAGATTCTACAATTGTATAATCAACCATTTCACCAGGTGTTAAAGTCAAATATTCTTGTTCGGCCCATAAATCATAACGAACTTTATCTGTAGCCATCTTTTCTTTCAAACGCGCTTCAGGCATAAAAGAATGTTGTCCAACAATAAAATCACCTTCATCATCCATTCCAACCCAACCGACACTTGTTAAATCCGTTGTCATGGATAAGTCGCAACCTATCCAAAGAGTTGCACCTGAAAAATCAAGGTTATCTACTTCGCATTTTTGCCATTTTGACATATCCATGTACCCGTTATCCTTTTTATCGACCCAAATATTCATGTTTTTTGTTAAAAAGGCCCTCATTTTTTCAGGTCTATCAAGAGCAACTTTCAAATCTGAACGTATACCTTCCAAACCTTCTTCATATGTAGCTACGATTGGGTTTGCTTTTATCCAATTCGACTCATCTTTGATATCATCGTTCTTTTCCAATTCACAGATCATAACGAAATAATCATCATTTTCTACATTTTTTGACGGATCTAAGATGTCACTAACATACTCATACTCTCTGTAACAAGGTCTGGATAAGTCGAAACCAGCTGTTGTTATGATAAACATTAACGGCTCTTTCCTTGCCACCATACCAGACGATAAAACGTCATAAATTTCATCAGTTTCATGTGCATGATATTCATCGACAATTCCAAGAGACGGGTTTTTACCATCACCAGTTTTTCTAGCTTCTTTTGAAAGTGGAACGACAACTGAACCATTCTTAAATATTTCAATGGTACTATAAGCCTCTTTCCATTTGCCTTCTAACAATTCGCTAGAACTAATCCCTGTTTTTACAGCCTCATAAACTTCAGATGATTGGTCCCTTGTCCATCCAGCGATATAAGCACGTTGTTTTTCTTCTCCAAGAAATGTACAAAAAGCCGCTACAATAGCAAGAAACTGAGATTTAGCATTTTTACGCGCTAACTGAATAAAAACCTTTCTAAATCGTCTAGCTCCATTTATTTTCTTTTTGAATCCGAAAATATTAGCTGCTAGAAACAATTGAAAATCAGTTAATTCTACGGATTCACCTGCCAAAATCCCTTCAACATGCTTAAACTCCTTTGCAAACCAGTAAAAATCCTCTGCTATCTCTCCATCAAAATAAAAAGGACTGTCCTCACTTTGACACTCCTCATAATCCCTTATAAATCGTTCGATAGCCCAACGATGTTTTTTACAACTATTTATTTTTCCGCTTAAAATATCCTCACAATATGCAAAAACCCGTTCCATTATCCAGTTCATATACGATCACCAAAACGCTTTTGCGCTTCACTTTGTCTTTGTTGTGAAGTATCTGCTTCTGGAATAACTAATTTTAAGCGGGATGTAATGGTCAAACCTAAATCACTAGCTGAAGAACGACATTCATTAAATAAAAGATTCTTACTTCTTTGCATTTGAGAATACAATTTAAAATCATCTGTAGGCTTTGTTTTTCTTAGTAGGCGAACTATTTTTATATACTGGTCTTTAGAATCGATATACCTTGCTAAACTATCCACATCTAAATTGCTGAAAATTTTCAACCTGACTAATTCAGCGGCTAAAGTATCGAATTCTCTTTTTTGTGCCGCGGTCAAATAAGAAGGAGCTTCAACTTTATCGGTATGCCCCCGCAATGCTTCTTCTTGTTTTTCTCGCCTATTTTTCTCACTTTTTGTAATGTGATTTGATCTACCTTTTCCCTGTATAACAGAGAGTGGTTGTTTATTTCTTCCAGCCATGACTACACCCCCTTAAAAAAATATGCAAAAACGGATTTTTCTGCGAAGTTGAGGGGGCGGCGGTACGGGAAGACCGTCCTGAATATTTTTTGACCCACCCCTACCCGTACTTCTTTTTGTCTTCTGCTGTTTTTCTGTTGTGACATGGATTGCAAAGCGATTGTAAGTTTTCTAATTTAAGTTTTAAACTTGGATCAACTTTTATTGGAATGATATGGTCAACCATATCTGCAACTTTAATCTTTCTGTTGTTCTTACAATGTAGACACAACCCTTTGTCTCTCATTAGTGCCAGCTCTCTTAACCTTTCCCATGCCTTTGACTTATAGAAAGCCGTGCTCTCTTTGTCCCGTTTGAATCGGTCATAGTATCTATTCTTATCCTGCTGCGTTTCCTTCTCTTTGTATCTATGTTCCTCACAATATCTTTCGCGTGTGAGATTATAACAATGAAATTCGCAACATGGTCTGAGCGGTTTCTTCATCTGCATTCACTTCCTCCAAGCTCTTCTCCCTCGATTATGCGACCTTGAATTGAATCAGCTGTATGATTGATTAACTGTAGACTTCGATAACAATTTACCTTCACAATAGAGTTCCACTGTATCACTTCTATTTGTAAACTTATCCATAATCTTTTCTAATTTGTCCAGTGCATCTGCACATTCATTAGCAGCTTCAGTCACTTCTTTAATTCCTTCTAATGCCTCAGTTGTATCTACACCAACTTGTATTGTTAGTTCACTATTCTTATTTTGATTTACTTGCTTCTCGACTGGTCTATATGGTTTCTCTATTGTCGGGCCGCCACACTTAACGCAGTTCATTCCTTCTAAAAAATGACCAAACATTACCGTACGACATTCTTTATCTCTACATTCTAATTGCGTTTTATAGTTCATTCTGCATCCTCCTCCAAAATAAAAAGCACCATCACTTGGCGCTTTCTTTTTTCTTATTCACCTGTTGAAACGTCATTGGCCCGTTGCAATGAGGACATTTCCAACCGTCACGTATCTTATGAGAAGTCTCTTCGAATCCGCAGTTTCTATCTAAACACCAATGCTTTGTTAATGGCATTTTCAAACCCGCTTCACCTCTCGCTTTGCTCTTTCAAACCTCTTCCTTAAACGTTTCATTTCATCTTCAATAGCAAGATTCTTTTTATTGATCCGCTCATGACACTTTGCTATATCTGCTTGACACTTACGAATCTTATCATTCACATACGCAGCTACATGTTCATGATTACAATGAGGACAAATAAAGAAACACTTCTCAATACGATTAGGAAGTTGTTCTACTTGCGGCTGCATGTCATAACTTTTATCACATTCAGAGCAATACACCTGCATTCATTCCCACCTCTCCAGTCTATGGATCATTGATTATTATTGAATGAATAAATTAATATCTCACGTGTTAATTCAAACGCTTGCGCTTCGGTGAATCCAGCTTCTTTAAACTGCGTGAAGGCAGCGAATGTCATCTTTGCAGCCAAAGCGAAATCTAACATTGCATTTCCTACTTGTTCATTTTGCATATCGTTAACGATTTTATTAAATCCGTTCATTCAGTTATTCTCCTTTTCATATTCCTTTTTTAGTTTCTTTAATGTTCGTTTAAACTTCCAGATAAAATACTTATCTTTTAACCGCACAAAAAAAGAAGGACAAAACTGTTCGTAGTTTTCTTTATCCTTCTTCAATAATTCTTCTAATGATGTTCTAATAAGATAGTCATTTGAGTATGGCATAAAAACATGTTTATACATTTTGTAATGTGTGAAACGTCTTGCATCCACTCCTATATCTTCCCTAATTTTAAGATACCTGACATATATCGATTCATCCACAGGGAGTAAACCAAGAGCAACGATTTTCATTTGTAAATCGTCATTCATAAATCTCACTCCTTACTCTCTAAAAACTCGTCAATCGCTTTCCCTAGTAAACTGATTGTCGCTTCTCTACGTTCTTTAGGAGTTGTATTGTCAAAGAGATCGTTATGGATTGCACTTGCTTGCGCCAACTTCTGGGGATCAATCTGCTCATTAACAATCTGCTCACCCAGCGTTGAAATACAATGCGTCATTACAGCTGCTAGTTCTTGTTTAGATAGTTTCTTCAATTCTAATCACTCCTGAATCTTTTTCATTGTTTCTTTTGCTACTAATTCCAACACACCATTATCAATGTTCTCCACTAAATATTCGCCTTGTATCCCTAAATGCGGATACACCAATTTTATTTCATCACCTTTTTGTATAGATGTTTGTTTTAATTTATCTACCTTCGTTTCTACCTGCACTACTTTTCTTTCTAACTTTTTAAGTTGCATCAATAGTTCTTGAGTACCCATTACTCATTCCCTCCAAAATAAAAAGCACTCCATAAGGAATGCTTTTTATTTTATTTTCTCTTTACTAATATCGATTATAGGTATTTTGAGAGTACTCAGTTTATCATAAAACTGTTCCAGCTTTTTCTGACTCAAAGCATTGACCTTGTTATTTTTAAATAACTTATCATCAGCATTTGGTTCTACATGGATGTACTCCATACCTTCATCAACCGCATATTCCTGTAGTTTTTTAACGTAAAAACTAGCTATTTTTTTATCCCTTAACGAATCATCAATAACGTATAATAATTGCAATCTTATTGCCTTTTCGTTCTTTCTGCTTTCTTTAAATAAAGGCTTACCTTCTTTATAGAAGTCCATAATAAATAAATTCTTTTGATTTACTTTATCATAAAGACAAAATTTCACATTTCCATCCAAGCAATGATACCTTTGTTCATGTCCATTTGCATCTCTAAGACCACTAAACTGATAATCAATATTGCCTTCTTGTTCTTTAAGATATTCTGGTAACCCCCAACCTCTAATTAACGCTTCCATTTCCTTATTGATTTGCTGACTCAAAACATCTCTCTCCTCTCATAATATCAATTCTACATAAAACAGAGGAATGAGACAAAATATTACCGTACATTCAAAAATTAAACTTACCATAATAAAAGAGCAACCGTGCACCAGTTGCCCTTCTGTTAAAATTGTATGCTATCAATATAAATCATTTTTTCAACCGTTTCGATTCATTTTAGGAGTGAACCTAAATGATACCTTCTCGCTCCACAAAATTAATTAATCGAACAAGTTCAGCATGTTTCTTTTTTATATGACTAGAACTATAATTTACTGCCTCTGCTATTTCTTCTAACGTCATACCATCCACATATTTCAATTTGAGTATCTGATTTTCTAATCCTCTAAACTTACTAATTAACTTTTCTAATTTATACATATCGTTCATCTTATGTGCTAATTCGTATTCAATCGCTTCAATGCGTTTTTCAACTTTTGCACCTTCAGATTCTGCCGTTAAACGTACTTCTCTCAAATCACCACTGACCCAGCGTCTTAATTCAGCTTTTGTCTTATCTAAGTTGTATTCCAGATAGGCTATGTCTTCTTCTAACTTTTGGTAATCTCTCAGCCAGTTAAACAAATGATGATTCACCTACTTTCATATTTCCAGATCAACAACCACATTCCCGATTGTCGATAGGTGTCAAAATGTCTTGTTGTTTATTATTACAACTTGTACATATGTTTTGCTATAATGGATTTACATTGCCATCTGGAAAAGTGACTTGTCCCCAACGAGTTGCTTTTCCTCTTTTTATTTTATGATTCCTGATTTTACAAAAATATTTCTCCAAGCTGCAGCAGTCCGTTCTTTATCGATTTCCTTTTGACGATTCAAAATAGCTCTTTTAACATGTTTTTTCTTCCCAGTTCTCATTTTTTATACTCCCTTTCTTAATAAATCCATTCCAATTCCCACGCAACGTGTGTAACAAGCTTGTACGCCCGAATAAGAGCTTTTTCATCAATAAGGTCTTATGATATTCAGAAAGTTGTTACCACCTCAAAATGAACAATCTGAGAAGCTAATTTATTCGAACTTTTGTTCTCTACTGACATTTATCTCACTTACTTCATTAATGATGACCCCTTTATCTACTAAATCATCTTCAGTTCTTTTTAAGTGTTTAATCACATCAATAACCTTTTCCGCTGACTCCGCTTCAACGACCGCTTCATATATTTTCAATTCTGTAAAAGTCACATTAAATGTTTTCATCTTGCATACTCCTTTTGTGATAATTTTTTTGCTAAGCCTATAAATTTTTGGTCTTTTTTCCGCTTCACACCATATACTTCTAACCTAAGCCCATTCACAGTGTTGCCTCCTGTCTGAAAGAGCACTTATGCCTAGTGCTCTTTTTAGTTTCCTTATTTCTATAAAATGAAGTTTTGGTTTAGTTTTCTTGTTCCTTCACCATATTCTCTAATGCTTCTAATACATGATTTAACGTTATTTCATCACCCAAGACCGTTCGATTCATTTTGATATGCCAGACTATATTTTCCAGTTTCTTTTTCATGTCCATATTTTCACGCCTTTCTCTCAAATAACGATTTTTTTTAGTTTTCTTCTTTGATTTCTTTTGTTAATTTAACAGTTCCGATATTCTCATAAGGTTGAACTTCATAACCCTTCAAACGAAGATATTGTGCTACTTTTTGCATTTCTTCCCATGCTGCTGTACCCTGACCAAATTCAATAGTTACTGTATTCATTTCTCATTCTCCTTTTCGTTTTAAAATAACGATTTTGTTAAAATTCCCACTGGCCTTTTTTCTTTAATGACATGCTCCATACTTCCAAGTGATGCATACAATATTAAAAATTTACTCGTAAAAATCTGATTACGATTCTTTAAATTTTTTTGTATCTCATGAAACATTCACCTACCTTACTAAGAGTGCATATAAAAAGGCGCTCTTTTTATTTGTTGCTAAATAAAGATTTTGTTTAAAACCTGCACATATATTAAAATCGTTCATACATTGATCATGGTAAGCTTTTCGATATAAGTCTTGATTAGAGGGCGCTTTTAACAGCGCTCTTTTTATGTTTAAATAAGGATTTTGTTTAATACCGCGTTATTAGCACAAACCGTTACCTTACGTGAAGAATAAAGTATTTCTATATTCAAAATAAAGAAAGGCGCGATTAACATGTTCTTTGCAGCTACGCTTGTTGATATTCACGACATTGATGATGATGATTATCTTATAACTTGTACAATAGATAATCGTTCTAACTTTAACTTTGTAATCTCTAAAGATAAGGTGCATGGCACTCCATTTATCGGTGCACATATTTCAGGTGACTATGATGATAATAAAGAGATAAAACATATCTTTATTGAATAAATTGACACGCTATTTGTGTCATTACATATATTTTCGATACCAAATAAGAATTTTATTAAGCTTTATTTAACTTATTTAGATTAATTGCCGATTCCATCCAAAAGCTAACGATGAATTCCACAGTTACATTTTCAACTTGTTCTTCTGTGTATTCATAAAAATCTACTGCTACATTTTTAGCGAATCTCTCTGCATACTCATCTTCTTTTCTAGAAACAGAAACTATAAAACTCATGTGCTCGTTATATACATGGTATTGATAAATCGTCTTAGGCATTTCATTCTCCCTTTCTATTCAAATAACTATTTTAGAGACAAATTGGATTTTGGTTTTATCAAGAACAATCACTTCTTGTTCCCCTCGTCTTAAAAATAACGCAAGAACATCGCTTTTCTTCACCTTGTATTCCACGATTGTATTAACTCCCCGCTCATTGGCGAATCTTGTAGCAATCAACGGATCAAGAGTATATGCAATCCAGTCTTTTTCATTTGGTCTATGTGCTCTATATACCGTAATGAAATAGGGTAATTGTTCGAACGCTTTAAGTTCACTGGGCTTCATAATGCATTTCTTCCGTTTTGGCCTCTTGCTATTAAACAGTTGTTTCCATAACTTTAAATCTGAATGGCCTGAATAACTCACCCACAATGTAGAAAGAAAAAACCAATATCCATAGTTAGTAAGTCCCTCGCACACTTCAGAAAAATACTTTATTGCCTCTGGAGTGCCCTCCCTTTCAATAATTCCCTTTCCAACCTTTGCATCATATGGATTCCAATTAAATCCTGAGTAAATATCCACACTTTTCACCCACCTAATTCCAAAATGCATGCACTTTTACAATCGCCCTTTGTATATCTTTTTGATCTCAACTTCATTGAATCCCTCATATACCATAAATACTTCAGGAAACTGACTCAAACACATATCAATAATCGTGTCCTCTGTTGTTCTAATGTAGAAATACTTAACTTCGCCCATGTAATCATTGTGTAAGTAATAACTCTTTATCTCGTGATGATAGCCATTAGCTTCCAAAACTTCATATAGCTTGATTTCAGTTTCATCTATATCAAATATCGATAGCTGCTCCATGTCACTTTCTCACTTAATATCCATTGTTCTGACGTTCATGATTAACCTTGTTTTTCTCAATGTACTCATATTCAATTTCTTCTAACGAAAAGCCCAACATTTCCCCTAAACCAAGATAATGGGCTAATAGGACATCTGCCCTAAATGCTGTTGGTTCTTCTTTTAATCGTATTGCTAGATGATACAATTCGAAAAACTGCTCTGTAACTGTCTCGCAACGCATAGAAGCAGGAAAGTTGATTTCTGTTTTCAAATCTATGCAGAGTCCAATTGCAAAGTGTAACCCATCAACGTATTCTTCTAAAAGCGGATTTTTATAGACTTCTACTTTACAACCATCATCTAATACTTTGATTTTCCCTGTAGGTATGCTAGTTCTCGGTTTACGATCATTGCTCCAAAACTTAAATACTCTCCATTCCTTCATGCATTCGCCTAATTCATCTAAAAACGCTAGTATCCTAAATTCAAATACTTCTTCTCTAGAAAGATTTTTTGACTCTAAAACTCTTTTATCCAAAACGTTCTGCATTGCAAATAACTTTTTAATATCCATTAAGAACACTCCTTTTTTAATCCATGACTGGGCAAAAAAACCCTTCACTTTCTTTCGTTAAAAAAATGCAAGTTGTCCATCTGGCCGTTGTAATAACTTAACCTGTTCTTTAGTTTTTTCTTCTATATGATGATTTTGAACTGGTACAAAATCAGTAAACCAATGTAGCGGAAAACAACCACAAAATTTCTTGCGCTCCCGATCATGCCAAAAGCGGCAATGTTTCCCCATCGGCTGTACGATGTAATCTTTAAGTGGTTTATCTTTATACCCCTTTTTTCGCCAAATCAACTGAGCTCTATAGAATAGGTTTGCATTTAACTCAGGCAGATTCGGTTGAGGTTCTGGTGTCCATACTTCCTTTTCCGTGATTTGAAACCTTTCAGCTGGATAGCAACCAAAATGCGCTCCTTTACGATTAAATCTGCTTACATAATAATGACTTGGTTTAGCAGGGAATAAAAAGTACTCTACTTTCTCCTTTAACAAGTCTGAGTGGTCTACATCGATACAAACACCTCTTGTAACACTCAATCTTGAAGCCCTCCTTCTTTACCAAATTGAGCAGCTCTTTGATTAATCTTTGCTAATATACGGCTAATTTGTACCTGACTGTATCCCATTTGATTTGCAATGTTTTGTTGCGTCATATTTTGTAAACGCATATCTAAAACGATATATTCTTTAGGAGGCAATGCAGCTTTAAATCCTCTTATTACAGCTCGATTAATGGTTGTTTCTTCAATATCTTCCGTTTTAGTATCTTCTATCATTGTTTCTAATGTCAGTTCTTCATTAGCTCCAGATGCATATACAACCTTATTAAGCGAATCCGTGCTTGGCTGATACTCCAAAGCCATTTTCACTAAAGTTACCGGTTCATTCAAAATGTCTGCTATTTCTTCTGGCTCCTTATCCGCTAACTGTTGATTTAAAATCTTTCCTTTTACTCCATATACGGTTCTTTGCACTTTTATTTTTTGATTATCCCGAATCGCCCTTCCTATTTCCCCAAGAATTTTCGGAACAGCATACGTTGAAAACGCACATCCAAATTCAAGGTCGAAATTATCTCGTGCTTTTATCAAACCGATCATTCCGAATTGTGTTAAATCCTCAATATCTAAACCAGTATCACGCTCTATACTGGCCTTTTTTTTCGCATACCTTTTCCATACGCAATGATGTACAAGTCTTCCGTATTTATCCATAAACTCATCATCTGACATTTCACGAACATTAACTATTTCCTTAGCTTGTCCCTTTTCTTCAGTCATTTTTGCTCTCTCCTTTTTCAAATTTAGGAAAGTGCTTTTCTCTTAATTTATTTAATGCCGTTTTAAAATCGATATCAGGCTGCAGCTTATTATCACTTAGCATTTCAAACAGATCATCCACAAAGTTTTTTACCCTTTCATCTGTTTTTGATTTAATTAGCAGTTGCCTTAACAACGTATCAAACTCTTCCATCAATTTATTATTTTGACCCTTTATTTCTTTCATTTCTCCGCACCCCTTTTATTAGAATCCAATGTCTAAATTTACAATTCGTTTGTCAGTGGTTGTTTTAAAAACAATCGTTTCATCTTTTGATACACCATTTAACAATCTACTTGCTAGTTTCGGATCGTATTTTTGAAATAATTGAGCACTTGATAAATTTGAAGTTGTGATTGTTGTTTTATTCGCCCCTTGTCGTCCATTCGTCACACCATAAAGTATTTTATGAACAAAATCGCTTGCTTCTCCGTTTCGATTCATCGAACCACTTTCAGCCCCTAAATCATCAATTACAAGGAAATCTACATCCACCATTAAACTGATACAATAATCCATTGTGTATTTTGACTCTACATTTCTAAATGAATGCTGTATTAATCGAATTAGCTTTTCAATCTCTACGAATAAGCAGCTTTTCATATTTTTAAAAGCATGTTCATCATTTAATTTCTCACCGTCTGATATTACCCAATAATGTTTGACTAATTCATACAGCATCGCATACGCTAAATGGCTTTTTCCTACTCCTTGAATCCCTGCAATGTATACATTTAAAAATTCACCGTTTTTTATACGTTCAATAATTTTCATAGCTTTTTCTTTGTTTTCTTTCGTTTCTTGACAATCCGTGTTGTATGTAGACAATCTTGATTCTGTAATGGATTGGTTTTCAATGATACTGTGTTGAAAGAGTACGTTTTTCTTCCGTTCTCTATTAATCTTTTTATAGTGATTATTTGCTTGTTGAAATAAAACCGAATTTTGCTCTTCAACCATGCAGCGGGGGCAATATACAGTTCCTGCATCATCAATCATTTTCCTAACCAATTTAACAACTTCTTTCCCGTGTTTATTAAAGGTGTGCTTATCACAGTTTTCATCTGCAAATTTTAAATTGGTGAGTTTTTCAAAAGAATCTTGTATCCTTTTCACATTTATTACTCCTTTCTAAAACGGCATTTTCCCCCTAAATCCCGGTATAACTATCTGATCTCCATGTTGTTGATTGGACATGTTGACCGTTTCATTTAAGTAGTTGTCAAAATGTTTTTGTGCAAATAACGTGCTTGGTCTTAAAAATTGATCTAGTGGTTTTCCATCAAAACTTTTCTTACCAAGCCATTGTGAGGTTTTGTTATCGATAACTTTTTTAAAGTCCTCTAACTTATACCCCTCATTCCATCTAGCGCGAATCAACTTCCTATGTCCTTCTGCTTTAGGATTGAAGTTTTTATTTGCTTTTTCATTGAAGTAATCCAATATATCTTTATATGGTATTGGATTGGACTTTGCGTCTGATTTTAAAGACGCTTTTGATTTTGTTTTTGTTTTTTCTTCTTCCGATTCTTTTTCTTTTTCTTTTTCTTTTTCTTTTTCTTTTTGTTCTTCTTTTTCTTCTTCTTGTTCTTCTTGTTCTTCTTTTTCTTCTTGTTCTTCTTCTTGGTCACGTATCGTTAACGTATCGTAGGACGTATCGTTAAAACCCGCATAAAGATTGATTTTTCTTTTTAAGACTGCATGATCTGTATGTTCTAAAATGAATTTTATTAGAGATAAATCTTTCACTTTATCAATTTCTCTTTTAAGACAATCTTCAATTGGTTTCCCGCCTCTATTCAGGTTGTATTTGCCCCAATTTTTTATAGCTATTTCTCTTGTCATTTTGTTATATTTGATTAATTTATGATGGCTTTCAAAACGTTCCAGTAATGCTCTAGCTGATTCTATTGATAGTCCGATTTCAAAAGCTATCATCTTAGGTGTGATTTCATATACTCCCAATTGAGTTGTGTGAGGATTAGTCAAAAGATACACCATAAACAATTTGTCTTCTGGCGTCATATCTTCTGATACTTTTACGTCTGTCCAAAATTCTGTATGCACTTTTCTAAAAAGAGCCATAATAACACCCTTTCCATACATCGAGCGTGTATGTTATATTTCTAATAAGTATATTTTTATAAGTACTTTTATTTAGTAACTTGTTGGCGCAAGTTACTTTCTTTGTTTATAAGCCTTAATAAAATCAATCATTGAACTGGTTTTAAATATCTTGGTCTATATTTTTTAACTTCTTGGATCTCACCAGTACGGTCATTTGTAATATATTCTTTTCCGCCCTTTTCTTTATGCTTTGTGTAAGTATCGATGCCTAATCGCTCGGCAAACTCTTCGGTTAACGATTTTTGACCTTGAATTTTCTGCAATTTATTTAAAATACTTACAGAGGCTAAGTTGAATAGTGTTATATCTTTAAAGTTTTGGTAATCCCATAAAAACTCCATGATTTTCTCTCCAATAGGTGTATCCATTCCGATTTTTTTAATTTCACTTATGGTAAAAAAGTAATCTTTCATTTCATAACGAGCGCCATCATAATTTTTATCGATTGGAAATATATTCATAAAATCACGCGGCGTTAATACCTTCATTAAGTTTTTTAAATAGCTTATTAAAAGAAATCTATTCATTAGGTAGTCATAATTCGAAATATCATTTTTTGACCTTGAAATATATCTAACCCCTGAAAAAATTGCTTTTTTATACGTATCCTTGCTTAATGATTTTGTTTCCTTATCTTGTTCCTTTAACTCATTAACTGCATTCATAAACATTCTGAGATATATCTCAACATAATCTGGCTTACTCTCGTGTATTCCCTCAATAACACGTAACTGATCCATTACCTTTGCCACCTTTTCTTTTTAAGTTTTTGACTCAGAAAAAAACGAATGAAAATAGCCTTACTTACTGCATTTCTATAAAATCCATTTGTGCATTTAAAAACGATATTTCCTCGCTTAATACAATTGGTAGCGTGTATTCCTCAACTATTTTTACTGCTACATTTAAGTGACAACGTTTAATTGCCTTATGACTTTTCACGCCAAATTCGCGGTATAATTGGTTATAAATATCACGGTACACTTTTCCTCTTAATCCACGATTTCTATAGGCATTAGACTGTTTTCCGCCTAGCAATATGACTCCTTGACGCTTTACGGCAGTAGAGATTTCATCACATTCAATTGCGAATAATGGTGTATTTTCTTTCAAGTCTTGTACATCCGACTTTATCTCTTCGATTGCTTGCTGCTGGCCTTCTAATGCTTCGAATGTAAGTTTTAAAATACTCATTGGGTCTGTAGCCACTTGATTCTTTTCCCTCATGTTGAAATATCCATCAACAAATTGATCGTAGATATCCCATGCTTTTTCATCTTCTAAAATTTTTAGTAATTTAAAATATCCTCTTTCAGAAAGTAAATAAATATTACCGTTACGCCCACGATAAGAATTTACGGCTTGTTGTGTAAATCCATATTTTTTAATCTCGGTATCCGTCAAACCGACACCTAACAAATCAATAATGTCTATCCCATCTTTAAACCGTTTTCTATTTTCGTTAATACGTTCATTGATTCGTGATGATTGTCTTCCATGAATAACGGCTATATCCTTAACTAACATTGCTTTCTTACCTTCACCGAATCCCCCCTCAATTCCAGTAAATTCATATCCAGCTATGTTTCTTCTTCCTAAAAGACGTATTTCACTTGCTACTGTTAACTGATCCATCTTATTCCCTCCTAAACTTATAAACTTGGAATTACACGAGTTGCGCTAGTATAACGGTGTACTAAATGCATTTCTCCATCCGTTTTCTTGAAAACTAACCAATTATCAGGATTTAAGCTGTATGATTTGAGATGCATTTTTTCACGTTTAGTCAATCTTTTTCCGTTTTTCATTCATTACTCTCCTTTCAGGCTTGTCCACTCTATCTCCTCACTTCATTAAGCTATGCTCAATGAAGCTTAAAGCCTACTTTTCTTGTTCAGTTGCAACTAAGCTTGGATTTTTTCTTGTAACTTTTACTTTTATGCCAAATCGCAACTGGTATAGTTCTTCAAACACATCTTCAATTCTTTGGTCTCCATAGACTTCTTCAATAATTCTTAATTTCGTTTGTTTAACCACCAACCTCATCACCTCTTGATAACACCATATGATTCATTTTCACTGAGACAACACTCAAAATTTTTTATAAAATATTCCCTGAGGGAACATTTAAGACTAAAAAAAATCGACCTGTTCCTCAAACAAATCAACTACATCTGATTTCAACACATTCGCCATTCTAGAAGCTAAGTTATAAGAAATTTTCTTCTTATAATGGTGGTTATTAATGAGCTTGTAACAATAACTACAAGAAATACCAAGTGCATCAGCTAATTCGTGATATTTATATCCAGAATTTTTAAATGCTGTTTTCAGTCTTGTTTCTTCTACATTTGTTTTCATTTGATGACTCCTTCCTATATCTGTGTAAATTACCTTAACATTCCCTTAGGGAAAATTCAAGACATATTTTTTTCGCATTTTACTAAATAATCAGCTGTTTTATATCATTGATTTTCCCTACAGGAAACATTATAATAAACTCAACAAACCACTTATATGAGGTGATTATTGTGGAGTTTAAAGATCGACTGCGTCAATTACGAAAAGAGCGTAAATTAACTCAGACCGAGGTCGGCAAGGCAATTGGCGTTACTGCTGGCAGTGTTTCTAAATTCGAAACAGGTCTTAAACCAGCTTCTCGCGAAACCGTGGAACGTGCTGCTAATTTCTTTGAAGTACCTATTGATTTTATCTTAGGGAGGTCTGACTCTCGCGAAGTAGATGAGGATTTTAACAAGAAATACCACGGTATAAAGTCTCGATTAGAACAATTACCTGAAGAACATCAAGAAATCGTTCTACAAAATATGCTATCGATCATGGAAAGTCTTGAAAAATTAAATAATCCAACTGAAAAATAGTGGTGGCAACTGGATCATCACTATTTTTTTAGTTTGTTTTAATATTAAATGCTGTTTCAATGTATCGTTGTATATCTTCTTCATTTTGAGAAGCTTCAGCAATACATTTTAGGAACGATTTTAATATCTCTTCTGTTCCCATAAATATATCCCCCTTCCGTTCTCTGTAGGTATATACTAACATTTCCCCACGGGAATATTCTGAAAAGTACATTACTTTTCGTTTTTTCATTTTAGTTGACCATAAGAAAAAGACTGAGAATTTTTTCTCAGTCTTTAATTTCCAAACGATTTAACCACCGGGTTTAATCGTTTCTTGCATATATGTTATCGTTTCATTTTGTTTGTAGTGATCTGGTTTCTCTGCGGTATATCCGCTCAACGCTGTGAATACTGTTAATGCAATTAAGATTGTAGAAGCTATCTTTTTCACTGCAAAACACTCCCTTTCCTATGTTCCCCTTAAAATTCATCATCGATTTAATTAACCCCGATTGATCTCCTCTTTTGTAAATCTCTTTTGCAACCAAACTTGTAAAAAAATAATTAGATTGCAGCAGAAACTTTTGAAAACATTCATATATCTCATTCGGTGAATTGCTTACAATTCCCTTATAGTATACCAGAAAATCTTCTTCTTCCCCATCATATAGGGATTCTTGAAGCAATTTTAACATTTGAGTATCTGGACTATTTTGAAATTGTATTAAGTGTGGGTCTGAATCCTTTGCTAAGGGTTCGCCTAAATATATCTTAGCAAAATCTAGATTATAACGCACTTCTTTTTCGTACGTTTTGTCTCCGACCTTTTTAAATAGCGTGTAACTGTCCTCAAAGTATTTGAGGCTCTTTTCCTTGTCCTCACCTAGATAAGACATTCCTAGTATGTACAATGCGTCTGAGATGGTCTTTTCGCTGATATTAGCATCTATTATTACATTAGCGAATTTCCTAGCTAAATCTAAATGATTATAGTGTAAATATACTGGGGCAAAAATTTCTGCCACTCGATATATATAACATTCTTTAATATAAGATTTTCTATCGCTATCAACAGCTTCAACTTGAGCTTCGATTTCTTGGATTAATTCCAACATTAAATTGTACTTCTTTAAGTGGAAATAATTGTAACACTTCATTATATCCATAAGAATGTTTAGAACTTTATCTTTGGGTTGTCCAACTTTTTTCAGTTGGTTAACAATTTCCGTTCCATGAACTTCTCCGATGATATATTGATACAAGATTCCATATACAGAAACATATTCACGTATAGTTCCTGTTTCATCTTTATGCTTTGTAAGTAATTTCCCTAAAAGATTAATATTCCGTGTTACACAAGCATATTCAAAACTTTGTTTTATAGCCTCAGTAGTATCTAGTTCTAGACACCATTCAGCCATTGTTTCTTTAAAGGTTTTATCTTTCTCACTTAATATATGTGACAGCTTAACGAGCTGACAGAATCCAATTGCGCCTTTATTTTTAAATTTTGACATGTATTGTCTAGAAACTCCGATTTGTTCTGCTACATAGCTTAGGCTTAAATCTTCCCGATCCTCAATTATTCCGATAATCTTTTTGTGAAATCTCAATTGAAAAGCCCCCTTCATTTCAAACAAATAACGCCTTCTCCCTGTATTTACAAAATATTCTACCATACAAATAGGAACATGTATTCTCCTATTCTTCTGAAAAATATTGAGAAAGTTTTTATAACCGCAATCACTAGTTACAATTATACATTTCATTTGAGATGTGGTTGCGAACTGTCTTTTCACTTATAAAAAGTTCACCTGCAATTTCCTTCGTTGTTTTATCTTGAACCAGCAATTCAAATACTTCTCTCTCTCTCTTTGTGAGTAAAGGTTTAGATTGATACGCTTTTTCCTTCAACTGGTATAACCCTCCTTGCTTAAGCCAGAGCTGTGTATGTGTAAGTTGGGTGTTTATTTAGTCAAGATATTGTATGAACGAAATGTGCAGGTGGTGAATGAAAATGGGCTTTATTTCCTATGTTATTTTAGACTTTTATACAGTGCGTACACTCTTTTTATCCACTTACTTTCCAACGCGCCATATTTGTTCTAGCAATATACTTACAACCGTACCTACAAATAAGCCATTACCGAATATATATTGCATAACAGACGGCAAGGATTGGAGTGCTCCAGACGGTAAAAACATAACGCCGCTGCCAAATAATACTGCAACGCCTAAAATCGTTACATTCCTTTCACTCATCGGCACTTGTTTTATATTATTAAATCCAATTCCAATTAACTGTACGAACGAAGCCATTAAAACAGCCGATGCGACAGCTGATGGTAAAGATGCTAAGTAACGAATAATACTTGGAAAAAGAGACATTACGACTAGTAACGCACATGCCATTAAGAACGATCGGATATATTTTTGTTTTGTTAAACGTATAAATCCTGCCGTTGCTGGTAACGGAACGACACCTACAGTTGAAAATACAGAAGAGATGATATGCGAAATCCCCCCAACCCATGTTCCATCTTTCAACTGTTTTTGTTCAATAGTCGCTTTATGAATAGTTGCTTGATTAATTGCTATAATAGCTGCCACCGTATTCGAAACTAAAATACATACCATAACAAAACTTGATACAGCCATACCTGTATTCCATTTTGGAAGCCCCCAAGCAAATATATGTGGAAGTTGCACAAAATGAGTTACTTGAGATGGGATTGTCACTTTTCCTGCAATGAGAAAAATAATCCACCCACTAATTAATCCTATTAAAACTGCATAACTTTTGACAAAGCCTTTTCCAAAATTAGATAGTATAATAACGAACAGAAATATACTAAACGCGATCATTGCTGTAAATCCGTCGATTTGAGAAATAGTAGCTGTAATTCCTAACATTCCTTTTAAAAACACACCACTTAATTGTAAACATAATAAAAGTAAAAACGTCCCTGTCACAAGCGGCGTAAATAAAAATAAAATACGTCCTATAAAACCAGTTACTCCTAATCCTATTAAAATAATACCGGAGATTATCATTCCTAATTCTAAAATTTGCAGTGTACTATGTAATTGATCTTGTCCGGCCGTTGCATAAGCAAGTACGGTAAATACACCAACCCAAGATCCAGCCGGCCCATCCGCAATTGGTAGTCTATGCCCAAGCCATCCTTGTAAAAAAGAAGATATACCAACTACAAAAAACGTACGCTGCATTAAATAAAATATTTCTTCCGTCGTAAGATGAAATAATCCGCCAACGACAATTGGTAGTGCGATTGAATTTGCTAATAAAAATATAAACCATTGTAAAGTTCCCATAATATGATTTTGGTTATGTTGATTGTCCAATTTTTTCATCCCTTCTAGCTTTCCTATAAAAATATATTGTAAGAATAAAAAAGAAGAGTTCTATCCTCACCATTAGAACCCTCCTCAAAATATTTAAACGATTCTTCTACACAAGATTATTTAATTCCACCTCATTTAAACTTCCAACAACAATATTTCCTTTATACACGACTAAACGTTTTTCTGTTTGACGCGCTACTGCTTCAGCAGCGCATGTCGCATTCGTCAAAACAAAGCTCGCTTCATCCCCTACATTCGGCCATACTCGCTTCCCTTCCTTATTTAACGTTTCTTTTCCTCCTGTAATAAAGCAGAGTGCTTTTCCTAAAGACCTTTCGTCACTCCACCCAAAACGCTCTGCTAATCGATTCGCCTTTTGAAGCATATCACCTGTTCCAAACGGTGACCAATGATCTGTAATGCTATCATTGCCTAATGAAACCTTAACACCTTTTTTATCTAATAACGGAATTGGGATTACTTGTTTACCAATTGGCACTGTTGAAGTAATATCAATATTTACATTTGCGAGTCTTTCTGCCACTTCTTCAGCCTCTTTATCAGTAACACCACCAAGTCCAAGTGCATGACTAATCGTTACACGGCCTTGCCATCCTGCTTCTTCTGTTAAACTTGCCAATCTCTTCATCGTAAACGTTCCAAGATTATTCGCATCGTGCAAATGAATATCAACATCCGCATTAAATTCGACTGCGATATCCATAATTGTATGTAATGACTTTTCAATGTCATTATCCACTGTAGCTGGATCTACTCCTCCGACTAGATTGGCACCCATACGCATCGCATCTTTCACGAGTTGCACAGAATTACTGCGCAATAATCCATGTTGCGGAAACGCAACAATTCTACTAGATACTCGATTTTTATATGTTTCTAATGCCGCTAACGTCGCCTCCAAATTACCAAGCCCAATAATTGGATCAACATTACAATGCGTTCTAATATTCGTTGCACCATTTTGCAGTAGTAACTCTAGCATATTTTCCGCTCTATTTTGAGCAGTCGCTAATTGCTTTGGTAAAATTTTTTCTTCTTCATTAAAACGTGTAAAAATACTTTCTGCTGGCATACAAGCTTTCCATGGGCCACTATAATATGTTTTATCAATGTGAATGTGCATCTCTTTGAAAGCTGGCAACATTAATAAGTTCTTAGCATCAAAAGTTACTATATCTTCCTCTTGAACAATCCCTTTTATAATTTTTTTAATTCGACCATCTTCAATAAGTAAACTGCATAATTCTGTTTCTGTTTGTGAAATTCTCTCTTCTTCATATGTATATCCTGATTCAAGCATTACGTTAGTCAACCAATATACTGTCAT